ATCATATAATGTGGCTTTCTCTTTGCCATCACCGAGTCTCAAACCTCTACCTATGGATTGAAGATTACGAATCTTCGACTTTGAAGGTGAAGCGAACATAATATTATGTAGGCGACGGATATTAGTGCCAGTTGAGAATACACCAAAAGATGCAACGATAATTGCATCGTTCTCTTTTTCTGTAATATGTCTCACTGCTTCTCTATCCTCCGCATCCACTCCACCATGAACAAAGAAAACCTTACGAGGCTTATCTTTCGTTTTGTCAAGTAATATATTATACAGTATTTTTCCATGTTTTTCAACAAATTGGAAGAGAATTAACGTATTTCCATTCAAATCTAGGGCTAAGTTCGTAATAAATTTGTTGCGAGCTTCATTCTTAACGATGAAGTCGAGTTCCTGTGCGTATTCAACCTCCTTGACTATCTTACATAGGTGTTCTGGATATTTTAGAATGATGCACTTGATGTCAAGTTCGGCTATCTGACCACGATCCATCAGTTCCTTAGTAGTAACCACTTTAGCCTGTGGTCCAAAATGACCTTCCAGAGTCAATCTATTAACAATCTTGTCATCGATAGTTCCGGTAGTTCCAATACGATATTTCGCATTGGTCATCTTTGTCATAATAGATGTAAGAGATTTCGCTTGAAATCCATGTGCTTCATCGCCTATTACGAAATCGAACTGTTCCAGATATTGTTTCGATGCCGTGTAAATACTTTGCCATGTTGAAATAGTAATGGATTTTGTAATGTTCTTATCTTGACCTTCGAAGATTAGTTGAACACTTCCATCTACATTCCATTTGTTAATTGCAGAATAGTCTTTGAAATCTCCTAGCATCTGATGAATGAGTCCAAGAGTCGGAACAACAATCAAACCACGTTTACAATCTGTGGCAAGGAGATATCGACATATCATGTAGATAACGAGTGACTTACCAGATGCCGTAGGTGACAGCAGTAGATATCTCTTCCACTTGATTGCTCCTACGAATGCCGCTATCTGGTAGTCATGTGGCGTGATTGTTTTTCCATTCGAATGAAGTTTGAGTTGAACAGCAAATTCTTTGGCTTGTTCTTCTGTGAATGTTGTATTGAGATTTTCGGAAATCTTAGGATCAACAAACAGACTATACTCACGTTCTTTACAGAATGCCTTTAGATGTGAAAGTAGTCCACCAAAGAGCATCGAAGTCCTCTTGTTGAACAGATGCGCCTTACCGTCCCAATGGCGAGCCTTGAAGCTTGGGCTATACTGATATCCGGGTTTATAGAACGAAAAGAAATCGTCCATTTCTGCCTTGATACCATCGTCCGCTAAAATACGGAGGTATACCTCATTGACCTTCTGGACGATAATAAGTTCCATCTATTTTAGTGCTGACCAGCTATGAATCTTTCCCATTCCATGAATGCCTTGATTTGGAAAGTTCTTGAGTTCAATTCTTTCATGATAGCCGCACAAACTTCGATAGCCTGATCATGCAGCGTCTTACGTGCCTGTATCTTTATGAGATCTTCATCGGCATCGAAGTAGATTGAGATATCACTTTTGATTACGAATCTGAATGGTTCCAGACCATACTTCTTTAGTGTATCTTCATCTAGCTTACCGTTGTAGTATTCCCACTTGATTTTCTTCATACGTGCAAGTTCCATGCCACATTGCTTCGCAGCAAGTGTATGGAGTGCATGTTCTCTTACGTATTTTGAGTGCAATACAGGAATGTGAATGATCTCGCTGCTCGGATCTGTTTTATCCACATTCGCATCTTTTTCCCACATCTCCATCAATTCTTCAATACCAGTCGGCTTCATAATTAAACTCCATTAATAAATTACAGTCTTTCTATATCATACCAAGCATACTTGAAGGCTGCTTGTCCTGTTATGATAACATCAGCGTTGTCCTGAGTATTGAATACTATAGAGGACAATGATATTGGAAAACAATCTCTAAACTTCACACGAATGTTTGGATTGTTCATGTTAGTATATATGGTGAGTGTTGCATCACTATATTGCGGTCTGTCCGTCTGTGCGTTCAACTGCGATAGTGGACTGCTACGAAGTTGATTTCTTAGGTTCTTGTATTCATCGAAGGTTGTTGGGAATGTAACACCACGAATCCAATCGTGAACACTCAACCACGAACGATAGTCTTCATCAACCATGAAGTTAATACTTAATTCTTCGTACTTGATCTTGTCACCGGGAATTGGAATATCCGAGAATGGTGTCGCACGGGCAACTTCTGGATATGAAACGCCGGGAAGATTCACCGACATACAGAAGAATGTCAGATATGGGAGCCTGTCAAAATTCAACCTGAATTTAGTTGTCTGTGCTGGATTCTGATTTGCTGGCTGTAAAAACGACATTAGTGTGACCTTGAATGATCAGTATACTTCTATTTATATCATAAAAAAGGGGAGGGCATTTCTGCCCTCCCCAATCGTTTCGCTTTATATTATTATAGTTTTACACTATTACTTCAAGTTGCTTACGATAAACTTGCGGTAGTAGAGGTTGCTGTTGTTGCTCAATGCGCCTGAACCCTGTGTGGTTCCCTGTGCGAATGGATTTGCAACGATTCCGTAACGGGTCTTGAAGCCAATCTTTGGCTGGAAGGTGTTAGGATCGATTGCACGAACCATCTGTAGAGGAACGTATGGGCAGTAGAACAGACCAGCATCATACGCGACCGCACCCTTGTATCCGACGACGACATAATCTGCGCCTGATACTGAGTATGGATCAACATAGACCTTTAGGCGACCGAATAGAACACCTGCGAAGGTATTTCCAGTGTCGTCAACCTGTAGACCAGTGTTGTTGCTTAGTGCTGAGTTGTAGTCAAGAAGTCCGCTCATCGCAAGGGCTGATGCCACATCGGTTGATGTGATGATGATGTTGCCCTTTCCACGACGAGTATCTTTCGCGATCTTGTTAGCTTCACGCTCGATCTGGAAGATAAGACCCTTGTACTTTTCTACCTGCCAACGACCATCTGTATCTAGACCTGTTGCTAGGTTAAATACGCCCGGTGTGTTGGAGAACGCTGCGCCCGGCTTTGCAGTTGCATACACGGTGCGGACGACTTCACGGTTGATTTCAGCAAGAACTTCTGTTGAAAGAATATTTGCCAATTCCGTTTCTGCGTCTAGACCATGAACTGCCTTCAAGTCCTGTGCAAGTTCTAGGGTGTAGGATGCTGCTAGCGCACGGGTGTTTGCTGTTACAGTAACCTTTTCGATTGAGAAGCCCATCTGGTTCATTGTTGTACCAACGGATAGACCTTCACCAGTTCCGGTGTCGAATCCTTCACCAGTGTTCGCTAGACCGAAGATAGAAGCATTGCTTGTACCTGGGTTAACGTTCGCATCAGGGTTGTTACCCGCAGTGAATGGTGATGTTGCGCCAGTACCAGAGAATGATACGTTTGCTTCGTTGTAGAACGCTTCTGGAGTTGCTGATCCTAGTGCTGCGCTTGTTGCGTTAGCATAGGTTGAGCGCATCGCGAAGATAAGACCTGTTGGACCAGTCATTGGCTGAACGCCGCAGATGTCATATGCCATTAGGTTAGGTAGTGAACGACGAACTAGGCTGATTAGGATTGGATCGAAACCGGCTACTGGACCACCAGCAGTTGCTCCACCACCATATCCGCCCGCGCCTACGAAGTTGGATCCACCAGCTTCTGCAAGGATACCTGCTTCTTCACGAAGAGCGCGTTCCTGATTTTCTAGGACAATCGCAGTAACGGCACGGCGATATGGGTCAGTGATCTTAGCCATATCAGCGTGGTCCAATACTGGTGCCCACTTCTTTTGAATTGTTTCTGAGAGATACATTTTTATAATCCTTCTATGATTTTAAGTAAAAACCCTTATTATACTGGGTTGGTTCTAGAGAGTGCCTTAACATAACTATCCATCGATGGAGATACATCTCCATTTGATGTTACAACAGGTTCCGCGCTTTCTGTAATGGCAATTGGATTGGAAGCCTGTTTCACTGTTTTTGTATCACTTGCGGTCTGATTGAAATAACTCTCACGAATTATCTTGATCTTTCCTTCATATTCACCCTCTGTGGTGAACTCAACTCCCTCTGCGAGAGTCTTTACCTTTTCAGATTGTGTGGCAGTGAGTCCCTCACAAACTGATGCAATTATTTCAGCCTTACGAGCTTCGGTGATTGCAAGTGCAAGGCTGATGTTGTCATTTAGTGACTCATTCAACTTACCCTTGAGTTCATCGATTTCTTCAGCCATAGCTTCTAGTACATCTACCTTCTCTTCTGGAACGTCGATATAATGTTCAGCAAATAGATTCTTGAGTCCAGCCATGAATTCTTCCATGATTTCAGTCTTTAGACCAGAATCAACGGCAACTTCATTTTCCTGTACCCATTCGTTAACCATATAGTTGAGGTAGGTATCAACCTGTTCCTCAAGTTCTTGCTTAACTTCTTCAATTGTCTCTTCGGCAGCAGCAAGAATTTCTGATTCCATTTCTTCGATAACCTGTACTGCGCGAGCAATAACGGCACCTTCGAAAATGGTGGAAACCTTGGTGCGGAACTCTTCGGAAAGTTCTTCGCCAGAGAAGATTGCATCGATATCTTCCTTAGAACCGAGAGCAGCAAGCTTTTCCTTAAGCATTGCGACCTTTGCTGCATATGCAGCTTCGACTTCTTCGGCAGTCATTTCTTCGAAGATTTCTTCGTCTTCGACTTCATCTTCTGCAATAGTCTCAGTACCTTCAACGTCATCTTCTGACACTTCGGCTTCTTCCTGTGCAAGCTTCTTCATTCCTTCCTTTGAATCGGCTGCTGGTGGAGTGCCTGGTGGTGTTGCTGTTCCGACCGCTGCTGCGGCACGGGAACCAACGTCGCCGCCTGATGGATCGGTCTGTGTAGATCCGCCAAGATCTACGACTTCTGCACCAATGGATGGCATTGGTTCTGAAGGCGCAGCGGCTCTAGACTTTGCGAGTACGTCAGCGGCAGCTTCTGCTAATGTTCGAACTTTCATGAGTAAACTCCTTAGTTATATCTTTATTTATAAAATTACAATTTTGAGATAAAATTCTCAAAAGCGCGTAGCTTGACTTCTTCCAGTTGCTTTGCTCTTGCTTTCTTAATGGTTTGCTGTAGGTAATTGACATCGGCTTCTTTTACGATTCCGTTGTCCCACACCCATTCTTTGCCTTCCATTATTCCTTCAACAAACGCACCCGGTGCTGATGGGTCAGCTACAATATCTGCCGCTGTGGCTAGATAGAAATCTTCCTGAACATGATTAATACCATTGATAGCCTTCAATGATCCCATTCCTCTTGATGATACTCCAAGCAATCCACCGCCTTCGATAATACCTTTTGCGATGCGACCCATTGGAGTATCAAGAATCTTTGCCTTACCTTCAAAAACGTTACCATTTTGTCTTAGGTTGGTGATTAGATGTGATACACGCTCTAATCCAATTGCTGGTGTTTCTGGATGTCCAAGTTCTCCAAAAGCACGATTTTTGTTTACGTATTCTTCGTTATAACGCTTGACTTCTCTCTCAAGAAGGTTACGAGCATATATTCTACCATTACGATTAGCCTTTTCGCTAACCAAAAATGGTCCCTGAATAAAGAGAGTCTTTACGCCACCGACATCTTCGGTGAGATACTTGACTTCTTCAATTGTTTCTTTAATAAGCTTCATTTTTACCTTAACCCCATTGATGCTCTACGTTTCAACGATCTCTTTCTTTTTATCAAAGCGCGTGCCATCTTTGCTCTACGCTTAACTTTTGCTCTTCTCGCTCCACGCTTTCTATGCATTCTTTCGCTAGTACTCATTCTTATCAACTTTCCACCGCGAATCGTATAACCTTTTACACCAGAAACTTTCTTTCTTCTCTGTACTTTTCCGTTACGTATTCTCGCTCTGATAATACGAATTCTTTGTACCTCAGTGAGCAAGAACTCCTTGAACGTCTTCATTAGCCACCGACATATCTATTATCATTGTATTCAATGAACGCATTAGCATAACCAGCTTCTTTGTTAATAGTAATAATTAGATCCAGTGTATCTAAGTTTGCAGCAGCATTGATCCACAATCCAAGTTCACCAGTAGGACCAGTTGCATTGTTCTGAACATATGCATCAAGAGTACCGGCATGTGATGTTCCGAAATTGTAAATCGGAGTATTTGCACTCGCCCCTGCCCAATACAACTGAGCGAATCCTGCAAGGTCTGATGCAAACTGAACCTGTGAGATACTCAACGAGCATACGTTGGAACTCTTTGATGTGTTCGCAAATGCAAGTGTGTTGGCTCTTACAATGGTTGTGTTGGAAGTTGTTGCTCCCGTGAAATATGCGGTAACTTTGACTCTGGCAGTCTGTCCGTTATCGAATATTACTTGTACTTCTGGTGCATTTGCTGCCATGTTAGTTTCCTATTATATGGTTGTTGTAAAATCAACAACTTTCTTAAAATCTTGTGGAGAATTTCCCATCTGTCCTAAATTCTGCTTATTTCTCTTGTTCACCTTGCCGTGCAGATCGACAATATTCTTTGCAGTCGATGGTTGTACAGTCGCAGTGGTTCCATTTGCAAACGTCACAATTCCAGGCTTATCCTTCTTCATGATTGCTCTTAAAGACTGGACAATGGATTCATCAATCACAATTTGCAATGTATTTAGATCTTCTTTAACAATAGAACCATACCCTACTTTTCCACCAGACCCGGAATCTGGAAAGTATGGAACACTGACATCAAGGTTCATCTTGTCATTTCTGTAAAGAGCAACCTTGGCACCAGTAGGATAGTTACGAATACCCAAACGTCTCAATACAATCATAGCAGGAGGATCAGC